TATGCCAACGTCCTTCGCCACGTAGATGTCGCCGTGGTCAAAGATGCGCATCCGCTCTTGTTCGGTTCCCGAACCAACATTGCACGTGTAGAATATTAGCTCTCCCGATGTGTTATCCGGCGCGCCCCAAATGGCATTGCTTTCCCCGACAATCTTCGCGCCCACGCCCTCGTCGTCATCCGTCCCCGCAAAGTAGATTGTACCTAAGGTTTCTCCATTCCCAATAAACGCATCGATGCGTGACAGCCCCAGCTCGCCGCCACTAGAAACCCCGATGTCCAAATCATATTGCGGCGTATTGTCCTGGATGCCCATATTGCCAGCGAAATATGCGCCGCCATTGCTGTTGATCGTCGCCACGTATGCGGGCGTCGAATTCATAACAACAAAAGACCGCGCGCCTGCGGCATCTGATAACTTTACCGCTGGATCGCCGCCCTTCGATTCGATCAACAAGCCGTTTGTATCGTCGTAGATATACGCCCCCGTCGCGCCGCCGATCTCGATTCCCTTCGCCTGTGTCACCGCCGCCGTCAAATCAACGCCGTTGTCAATATCCACGTTGCCATCGAATTGCGCGTTGCCATCGCTGTCTGTACTTGCAACGGTCGCGTCGGCGCTATCCAATACGCGGATTTCATTGGTTCCGTCAGCGTTGTTGAGCTTGAGATTAATCCACGAGCCGTAGAGCGTGGGCGTCGAGGAAGAATCATCCACCATAAGCCCCGTGCTCGACTCGTACAGGTCCGCGCCGCCGCCGATTTGGAGACTGCTCGCCTTCGCCGTTGCATTCGGAGTCTGAATCTGGTCTCCACTGAAGGTGAACATCGCGTTTGCTGCCGCATTTTCGATGTTATCATCGCCGCCACCCACGCCCAAACGAATAGAACCCAACACATCCAGCTCTTGCCCCGGAGACGCGATACCAATCCCCACGTCGCCCCGGAAATATGCGTTGCCGTCGCTGTCAATGGTCGCTTCTGTTTGCGGCGTGCCCGCATTATCCGTGATGCGAAATTCTTTCGCGCCCGACGCATCGCCAAGCTGCACAATGACTTCGCCGTCGGAATCGACCGTGAGCGTATCGTCTTGAAATGCCAACGGAACATAGCTGCTTGTCCCGGTATCATACACATACACACGCCAATCGCCTTCGGCGTCCTGGCGAATGCGGAAGTGCTCATCGCCATCGCCCGCGATGTCCAACAAATCGGAGCCTGCGGAACCCGAGATGCCTAGCGCGGTAATGTCAAGTCCGCCATCGGAATCAATGGCCGCGACTTTGTTATCGCCGCCGTCTAGCACCTGCATTTCGTTCGATCCTGCTTGATCGCCAAGCTTGATTTGCACATCCAGGCCAGTGATGTTCGGCGTGCCGAGTGAATTATCCACTAATAGCCCCGTGCCCGATTCATGCAGAGACGCCCCTCCACCAATTTCCAACGCAGTAGCCGCGCCGGTAGCATTCGGGAGTTGCAACAATCCGCCATTGAACGTTATCATAGCGGTGCCCGCACTGTTTTCAATGCTATTGTTCGAGCTGCCGTCGCCCAACCGCACGCTGCCATTTACATCCAACGCGGCGCCAGGCGTGCCTTCTTTGACTCCAACGTTGGAAGCAAAATACGCTTGGCCGTCGGAGTCTATGTCAACGACAGTGGAACCGCCCGAGTCTTTGAGTATCCATTTATAGGTTCCTCCTTGGTCCCCAAGCTTTACAACAACATCGTCGCCCCAAATTTCTGGCGTTGCCCCGCTATCATTCCAGACAATTCCCGTGCTTGGATTGTATAGTTCTCCCGTGCCAACCCCAAACGTCAACCCTTGGTTGCTCGCCGTCGCATTCGGCAAATTGACTTGCGCTCCAGGGATGTAGATCAACGCGGTTCCAGCCGCATTCTTGATGTTCGCGTCGGTCAACCCATCTCCTATAACCACGCTTCCAAAGACATCCAGTGTGTCTGTTGGCGATGCTAGTTTGATTCCGACGCGGGAATTGGCTTCATCCACATATAACGTGTCCCCCGCATTCAACGTGCCGGTGAAATCGAACTTTATCCCGTTCGAGGAATAAAAAACAAGTCCATCCGTCACATGTGTATCCATGTAATGCGTGAGGTCATCGACATTCACGCGCGGCGCTATGGTTTGTAGCGTCGCCCCATGCGCCATGGGCGCAATAGCCAGTATGATCAGCGCTACAAGTAACCGTCTCATTTTAGCTGCCTTTCCTCTTCAGGCCGGAGCCCAAAAAAACTGGATTCTTGCGCATATATGCGCAACCAGAAAAGAAACGATGGCGCATCAAGACCAGACATCGCTTGCGCCTCATCCAGACGATCCAACACATCATGAAAGCGCCGCTTTTCACTCTCTTTGATTGCGCTGTCAATGTCACGCGATACGCGAACAAAAGCACCCAGCAGACGCCCACGCACCTTCGGCCCTTTTGCGCGCTGTTCGAATGTAGCATAGTCGAAAGCTTCTTTCCCTTTAAAGATGCTTATTTGTGCGGTCTGTGCTTTTCTCGCGTGCATCATGTAACCTCACTTGAAATGTGGCAAGTTGCCAAGTGGCCCCGCCCCCGCCATCGGCGTGGCGCTTGTGGCCGTAAATTGCACGGTCATCGGGTCATAGACAGTCACGTCTGGATTTGTCAAGTAAAAATGCGGAATCTTGCAAAGCAACGGAAATACTTTTTGGTTGTCCTGCCACGGATACGAATTGCATGGCGTCGTTGAAATTGGCTCAATGACCTGATTGAGCCCTGCGTTTGATGTTGCCAGCGGGCTAATTACCACAAGCGCGAAATGCAGGTAGCCACGTTTGCGATATGTCATGTAGGCATTGGCAATGTTTGTCACATCGCAGCTTTGGCGCGTTGCCGCAGGGTCTCCCGTGTAGTATGCGCGCACAGTTAAGGACACCCCGAGCCAATCAAAATCGCCATTAGGCTTCACTCCAACTAATGCCAACTTGACGCTTGGAATCGCCGGATTGCTTACGAGGTCATAGGTCCCCGCCGCGCCGTACACGTCGCCAATGGTATCGCCGCTTTCAAGCACGAAGTTTTCCGCGTCCGGGCATGCGCCGACGGCGGGCGTGTAAAACCCGTCGTATTGCGTGTTGTACTTCCAACGGAACTTGTGGTCCCATGGCTCGGGGTCAGTAGTATGAAACTCATTCCAATGCTTGATCTCTCCCATTGGGAATTCCGCGTAATATTCCCACGCGACGTAGCGCTCCCATGTGCCGATTGTAACCAATACATCCATGTAGGCCGCTGCAATGGTAACGCCATCCGGCAATCTATCCAGCAGCGGAAACCGTATTGCCGAGGCGCTCGCCTTGTAAGACACATCATATGTCGCGCCATAAATGATTACCGCCGTATTGTCGAGGTCTACAGTCACCGGCGTAGCCACGTCCACATTGAGCTCTAGCGCGAAGCCGTTCGCAGCTGCTAGCGCGAAATTTGCATACCATGAATAGATTTCCCCGTTGCCAACAAACCAATCATCATTGGCATCATACCACGGATCTATGACATAACCCTCGCCCAAAAAATACCAGTAGTACGGAAACCATGTGCCCCATTTCGCATAGCCAAACGTTGCGCCCAATGGGCCAAACTCGATTCCGCCGTAGAATGGAAACGTGGGACATTCACCGCCAGGGCCAGGCGGTAGTCGTTGATCATCTGGATCGTTCCAGACCCATGGCTTGCCAAGTGGGTCCGTTGACAATCCGGCGGCGGCCCACGTGTACAAATTGCCGCTGTACAAAGCCGCAATGCTGGTTGTCCGGCCTTTTGCTGCGATAGCGTCCGCCACGAGTTGCTGAGGCGGATCGGGCAGAGAGTCGGTCCAATCCATCCGCGTGCTGGGCGCGCTGAAATATGATAGCATTTGATAACGAATGGCCTGCACGGTAACAATATCGCCCGATGTGTACACCTCCGATGTCGTGGTGTCAATTGCCGTCATGGCTCGCAATGTGTCGTTGATGTCTCGCGCGGAAACAAAGGCCGCTTGCGATAGCCGCCCTTGGGGAGCATCGACGCGAAAACAAATCTCGTCTTCTGCGAACAACGCTTGCGCTGTCGCCAACTTTACCGCATACAATCCCAGCGTGAAATCAATCTCATCAATGTCGGCGGAACTTATCGCTTGCCAGTTGTCTACATATTTCCGCGTCCAGAAAAAATTTGGGTCGCCTTGCTCGGGGCCGAATGTTTGCGTACCGTTGGCAACGGCAAAACGCGAGCCTGCCACAACCGTTCCCGCCGCGATCAAAGCGGCAAGCGTGCCGCTGGGGTCAGCGACTTCCAGCACGTCGGCTTTGCTGCCCCAATTCTTTTCGTTGTAGGGTCGCGAACCACACGGCGCAATGTGATCGTCATAGAACGTGTCATCGGCAGCGCCTTTGTGCGGCCCGTTGTCCTGCCAGGATAGTTGCGCCCCCGCGCATCCGTTGGCCTTGGTAATAATCCAAGCCGGAACCTCTTGGCCTGGGTCGCCGCCGATGGGCCACGTCGTAAGCCAGACGGGGTTTGTTGGATGCAGGAATGCCATAACATAGCCTTCCCGCGCCCCCTTGGCCGGTCCTTGCGCATTAACAAGCGTGGCGTTTTCGTAGCCAAGGGGGTTCCGATTCCGCGCCCACTCGGGCGCGCCAACAACGTTATATCCGCCGTACCAATTGCTTACAACAATCGTTGGCCCATAGGCCGGGTCCACCCAGAAGTATTGTCCCCAATGAACGCCTAGATAACACTCGATTCGATACCCGCCCGTGATTGGCGTGAAGCTGCGAACATACCCGGTAGACCAGGCGACGAGGTTGTCCGTCCGATGCGGATGAGGCAAGATGCGGACCATTGCGCCATAGTAGGCTAACGGGTCCGCCGGTGTTGTACGTGTAAGATCTTGCCGCCATGTATTGTATTCGACCGCCCCGTGCGTTCGCACTTGCAACTCGCCGTCCGACGCGGCAATCGCGGGAATCAAAATCTGTTCACTTGTGTCGTTGCCTTGGTTCAGTCGGCAATATCGCGCAAGGGCAAGGTCGCCAGTAATAGGTTGACTGCCATCGCGCGAAGCGCCCCAACAATTAATGAATGGCCAACTTCGCCACTCACCATATGGGTCGCTATCATTATCAAGCACTGCGTTATCGCGTTGATTTTTTCTGCCTGCACACCATCCTTCCCACGCCAGCTTCGCTGGCAATGTCCCATAGGACGGCGTGCCTGTGTTCGGCGTTGTCCATGTCGGCGTTTCTGTTAGGTCATGCGCAACGCCCTGATGGAATTCCTCCTCGACAACATCCCAAAAGCCGAAGTTGCCGCAGCCTTGCGGCTGGAATTGCGGCGTGTATTGTGGCGTATAGGCAAGCTCAAGCGCGGGCGTCAGGAAACCCGTGATGCTGGGATGCCCCACGCGTTGCCATTTCCAGTTACGTATGGAGTTATCGCCCGCGAAGATTTGCGCGAATGCGCCAGGAATTCCTATCCACATTTGTTGCAGGATATACCAGGCATATGCAGGGTAGAGATAATCGGTCAATGGCACGGGCTCAAAATACTGGCAACCATTCACCAAGTAACATTGAGCGCCAAAGTTGCTTAACCCTTGTGGCGTGCTTGACTCGTTGCGCTTGGCACAATACCACCTGTAACCCCGACCATCGGGACCCGTATAGCCGTAGACCCCGCCATAGTCGGGGCGACAATAGACGCATCGCCGTGATTCGAGCCGACATGCTCGGGGGTTGTAGGCCCCGAAGGCAACTTCGTAAAAGTAGTTGATCTCGAAAGCGGACACGTTGACTCTAAGGTCTTCATATCCCGCGACGCCATTAACTGTCGAGCCCAAGTAGACTGTTGATTCACACGACTCATGGTCTTGATCTCCTAAATCATGGGTCACAAATAAGCGTCGATTCGTTACAAGCCCCGCGCCCGGAGCGCCAGGGTCCGTGACAGTCAAACTTAGCGTGTTAGAGTCCTGACAGAGATTCCCCGCGCGGTCAACCATGCCGCCCGCCGGGATCTGTATTGTATAAGCTCCCGTTGCAAGACAAGGCACATCGAACTCAAAAACAACGTCCGTGCCTATGATGTTCACCGGGTCCACCGCGCCGCCGTTGATGCTGATGGCCGAAGCAATCACACCTGCGACGGGCCTGTCAAACGTCGCCACAACGTGCGCGAGCGATCCGGTCCAAATTGTAGGGGCGTCCGTCGTCAATGTCGCCGTGGGACCGTCGCCCAAATACTCGACACTCAGCGTATTGCTTGCCGTGTTGAGGAGCACACCCGGCCACGTTCCATCAATGCCGACATCCCAGCCCACGGGCGCGCCCGGCCCAGGTCCCAGATATGCGTGATAGCACAGGTCCGCCGGCAACTGGCATGTAATCATTCCCGAGGTTGCGCCCCCGATCAGGCTTGGCGTGAGGTCGAACGTGTAATGATCGGACGCCACTTGCACCCAGTTGCTCAGGGTAGCGTTTACAATGTAGAGTTCCGAGGATAACAACCCGCCCACGCCGCCATTGTGAAACTTTAGCACGCACGGAATCGGCCCGCTGTTCACTGTGCTCGCCCCGGTCGTATATAAGACCGGGTCCGGTTGGTACCAACGATTCAAACCATTGTCAAGGTATGACGCGCCCGTGGTCCAATTGTGAGCAAGCGTGTTCGATACCGCGTTGTCATTGCCAGCTTCGTCCTTGCAGACAGTCGCCGCGACTTGCACGGACGGACTAGCGCCTTTGACCACGAGCACAAACGTATATTTTGATCCGTCGCCCCCGAAAGCCTCAATCTCAGCATCCGCATTCGGCGTGATGTCTGCCTCGCTGAAACCATATACCGGCTTCGGCGTAGTCCCGTCCGCTTCGAAAAACTCCACCATAACATCAATGGCTTTGTTGGTCGTATTCGTCGCTTCACTTGAGGTCAGATCGCAATCCGGAGCGTCGGTGTTGTACTCCAATTTAATCCGCGTTGCATGCGTCGGCTGCCCGCCCGTCTCATTCGCCGCCCCATAGGGCAATTCAATCGTGACATCTTGCGGGCTTGTGCTAGGATTGTTGACCGTGAAGTGGAGCCGGTAGTGGTCATCCGCTCCACCAACGCGCGTGAGTGATGTTTTGGTGATATTGGTCACACTGAAATCCGACATCCCCAGGCCGGTCACATCCTCCTTGAATTGTATGTCGATTGTGTTAGGCGTTGTGTTGAACGTGATCCGCTGCGCGCCTGCCGATGAAAATACCATGCAACAACGCCGCGGCTCAGCGGTCTCACTGGAACAGTCCACATCCACCCAATTACCATTGATCAGAGCCCGTACCCAGAAAGACTTTTGGCCGGCGTCATTGACGAAATAGTGAGAGACGGCGCAATCGTCGCCGTTGTCATCCTTGAGGCGGAACGCGCCGCTAGACCATTGCGCCGACCGCGAGTCATACACAACTGACTTGCGGACGCCATAGAAAAATGATGGATACTCAATAGGATACCAGTCTTGCGGGAAGTTGTATTCCCGGCCAATCCAAATTTGCCGTGTTACTGGGTTCGAATCGCGCGACGTATTGAAGGCGTCTCCGACATCCTTATCAAGGGTTAGGGTTAGAGTAGATGGGCGAGCAGGAGAAAGCCCCTCTTGGATACCAGAGATCGCCACAATGTGACTGTGCATACCCAACGCACAGTTATTACCCAAAAGTGCCACGTAATCCTGAACCTGTATCGGCGTTGCACCGTGGATATAGCCGCGCGGGTCATGGCCTTGGCCAACTGCCGTATTGATTACAATTTGGTTTCCGGTTGCGGAGATGACGGTATAGTAAGTGCCATCCTGGAAGTTCGGCTTTTTTGTTCCGTCCCATCCCATGCCACCGTAGAGCGTGGATTGAAACGCCCCGTTGAAAATGACTGACCACCATCCGTTGGTCCACTTTTCCAATGACCACAAGAATAGCTGCATCATCAGTAATTGATGGTCGAGATCTTTCGCGCTCTGCGATGCGGTGAACGGATTCGCGCCGACATACTTCCCGCCCTTTGTGTTCGCTAGCGCCCATCCCTTTTTCGATTCGTGATTGGTGGTTTGCGCCAAGTGACAGTCCTGGCAGTTGGTTATAGGACACCAAACAATCGAGCCGCCCGACATGCTCGGGGCGCAATACGGGAACCCCGAGATATATGGGGCAGCTGCCCAGTATCCACCAGGGGCGTCCGAATGCACAAAATGATCAAGCTCGTGTCCCATGTTAGCAGGCATTCATCCAGGCGTAGATATACAGCGGGCAGCAATCCCACTTGTCAGTTGCAAGGGCCGCGCCTCCGCAAATGATCGCCGGGCCAGAATCATCGGGAACGAAGACAAGCACTTTGTCGCCCACCGAAAAGCCTGGCAAGCTGTCATCCTCCATCAACGCGTTGACAACGTCAAGGCCGGTATCCGCCTTGTTCCAGCCTGCGCTCAGCTGGACGGTAAAGCGCTTGATCCCGTTTGGGTCCGGGGTTTGCACGGTGGAGACTTCGCCGAAATACATTCCGCCCGCGCCCGGTCCTGGCGACGGGGCAGGACGGCGACCGATGCGCACGGAGGTGAGGTCGCGCCCGTCCGCGCTTGCCCGCGTCAATGATCTTGCATTCGCAAGTGTATCGTGTGGCATCAGTTGGACCCCACATAGTACGTGGATTGATAACGAACGAAATCATAGTCGATTTGCAAAACAGCCACATCGTCGAGAGTATAGCCGTTGATGTTGATGCTATCGCCAAGCCGAATCGCGGTGACAACGGTCGGAAGGGTAATCACCCAAGACGCATCCTCGCCTTGCAACTCTTTCAATCGCGCCTCGCCCCAGTCCTCGAGCTCCGCATCGTCCTTGCGGTTGTCCGTGTCGCCGCTGATTAGAGACAGGGAACCGTCCGCTTGCACGGAATAGGCCCCGTCGGCGTACATGTCCCAAGCAAAGCCGTCGTCCGTGAGGCGTTGCCGGCGGTACTTGTAATACGATCCGGTTGTCACGTCGCTTGTTTCTAGCCTCGCCTCATCGAGATAGACGCAGACCAACTTCACCCAGTCCGGCGTTATCATCGCCGCCGCCGCGCCATCGGCAAAATCCGGCTTGGCCTGGGGCTCGCTGAACCATACCCAACGGTTGTCCTTGATCGTGAACCCACTCATAACCGTGCGCGGCGTTCCTTCATCGGCATATTTCACGAGACAGAAAGGCATGGCCTTTCGACTCGAATGATTCGGGTCATCGTCCAACAACTCGCCGAGCACATGCGGTTGGCGATCCTCGGCAAGGCCCGTGAGTGGATTGGTTACCGATACTGTGGGGATCTCATAACGTCGGCCAACTTCCGCCGCGTATGGCGTATAGTCGGAATTTGCGGAGCCGTCCTGTGCTTGCTTGACAGTGTATTTCGGCGGGCACAACAACACCGCGCTTTCGATGGTGGCATCCCACGCCTCGGTGAGAGTCAATGTCGATTGCACGCGCTTACGTCGCCCTTGCATGGCCAGGCGGTTAACAAGACCGAAATCATCAACGCGATATTGAATGCGTTCGGCAGTCGGGTATCCGTAGGGTTGATCGCGGGCGGCCAAGTCATTGCGCACGCTATAATTGATTCGCCGCACTGGCCCGGCCCCAATGCGAAATGACGAAAGCAAATCGTTCGTGTTCGCCGCGTATCGCAAATACGTTCGTCGCCGATTGTCCGAAGCCGCCAAACGTTGCACTTGTTCCAGCGCCACGCCATGCGGCATGCCGAAAACAATTTGCGGGCCAACCGTTGTCGTCGGGAATGCTCCCGTGTCAAAATGCAAATAGTCGCTGTTGCTGTTCACGGAATATTGAAAGTCCGTGTAGCCATCATGAATATCCGAGCAGATTCGCCGTGAGTTCAGCGCCTCTTTGGGCAAGCCGGTTTCCTCGTCGATTTCGTTATAGTTATAAGAGCACGTGTCATCATTGAGATGGCCGCGTTCGTCCAGCGCAAGGATTTCCACGCGGTCGCCCATCTCATAGGTCTGGCCCGCCGCCTCAATGTACCCCCGGAACGTTGGCCTTGCACAAATATGCGGATTGACGTACACCAACACCGCCGTTCCTTGCGCGAGTAACCGAGTCGGGAACCGCCGTGCTGGAAAGTCTATGCGCGCCTCGGATGGCGCAAACCCGGAGCGCAACGTCAAACGCCGGAGCACGCCGTCTAGGCGCAGCTTGCCACCGATATAGACCCATACAATGGGTTTGTGAAATCCCGTGGGGCCTGTTCTCGTTGCGCCGATCCATCCCATTATGATGTCACCGCCGCGCTAATTACTTGGTCGCCGCTCGGTGGCGTTCCGTCACTGATTGCAGTCACTTCATGGCTGTATTCGCCATACGCCCCCGATTGGCTATAGGGGCGCACTTTGTAGGTGTAGGTTTGACCTTCCGTCAAACTTCCGCCCGGCAACGCGGAGCCGTCGTCATCCACGGAATACTCGCCGTCTGCCTGATAGGCCACCGTGTCAAACTCCGTATCATCGCGGTAGAAGGCAACGCCGCCCGTCTCCGGCACGTCCGCCGTGCATGTGACGCGAATATCGCCAGCGATAATGCTTTCCGCGCGGATGTCGTAGATCGTGTCCGGTGGCGCTCCCGCAATGTAGGTAAGCCCGCCCGCGCCATCGTCAATGTATTGGAAGTCGAGCGTCGCAATGTTCGCAATTCCACCATAGCCATTTACGGCCATCACGGCAACGCGCCATGTTCCCGCGAAAACTTGCAGGGTCAATGTCGTGGCGCCTGGGTATCGTCTCCGGCAATAGGCCCAGCGCGTATCAGCAAAAGGCAGCTCATCAAAAAACGGGAATTGATTGACCGCCCATAAATAGCCCATTGTGCCAGAGCCGCCCGTCTCCGTAAAACTGAACGTCTGTGCGCGACTTTCTCCGGTTCCGATGTCGTCGAGGCTATGCGTTATCTCGGTAATGGTCGCGGGCGCGGCCGTTATGGTTGCCGTTGCCGTCTCTCCGTTATCGCCGCCCACGCCATTCCCTATATTACCGGCAATGTCGCGATACAGGATCTTGAATTCATACGTGCCTGTCGATAAATCAGAAACAACATATGACCGGAGCTCTTTTTGTTCTATGGTCGCAAGTAGCGTGTCCGCGCCCAAACCGTCGCCCTCGTCATAGTATATTAGATAGGCGTCGAAATCATCCTCGTCGGGCGAATCCGACCACGACAAAATAACATTGTCGCCCACCGGATAAGCGTAGAAGAAGGCCGTGCCGTCGAGAATGTCCTGGGCAGGATCGCGCAACGTGCCAAGGATGTTCACCATCTTCAGCCATGTGCCCGCGGGCGTCCAAGGCAAGAGAAACAAGTCCGCGTCTTGCTGCACGGTCTCACGCACGCCATCAACGAAAACATGCCAGTCGTATTCCTCGTCATCTATGTATGAGGGTATGATTGCCTCGCCGCGCAACGTGGGCTGCCCGTCCGCATAAAGCAATAAGTTACTGTCAAGACCAAGGCCCGCAACACGACCGAAGCGCGGAGCGTAAACAAGCCCATCAACCCAGGGTTCCATGTTTAATATGTCATGCCCAAAGACTGGCATCATTTACCCTGGCAATAGGAATATGGTAGGGTTCGTCGGCAAACCTGGAATGGGGCTTTCTTGCTGTGCAGTGATGCGGAGATGTTCCCCCGGCTGAAATTTGAGGCGGTTGGGAAAGGCAGTCCAGCCGCTTCCATGTGTTCCATCGCTCACTGTTATGTCTGCGGATTTGCTACCCACGTCGGCATCGCCCGACGCTTTTTGTATTCGGAAAACAAGATCGGCGCCCGTTGGCCCTTCGTCCATGATAACCTGCCCAGCAGCGAAACCCGCGCCATACTCGAACTCTATGGTATCATGCAGGTCGAGATTGCCGCCCGAGGAGTCCATGACTCCGTGCTTGTAAATCGTCACGGGGCGATCCCACCATTTGAAGAGGCGACCATAGCCGACATACGTAAAGTAGAGCGTGACTTGTGAACTTGTCAAAACCCGCCCGGTCGTTTTATCCAACACACATTCATTCGTGCTCGGGACGCCCATCTTCAGAACATCATAGCGCGTACCGCCCAAATCTTGCGCCGTTGCCGCGCCATAGGTCGCGTCAGTGTTCCCGATTACCTGATCATTTGTTGCCTCTTGTAGCCATCCCGCGTAGTAGGTCACTGCATTTATGGTGACCGCAACGGAGCACGTGACTATTTCGTTTGTTACGTCGTGGCCGTCCGCGTAAAACTCTGTTTGGACGCTCATAGATAGGCTCCGTCAATAATAATGGACCCAACGCCCCCGCCAGACGCATTGCCAACCATAGCCGGACGGGGCGGCCACGGCGCGCTGTATTGGGCCGCTCTCGAAATCCACAAGGCGCATATTGGTGAACGAGCCGACGGAAAACGTCAGGGTTGCAATCACATACGTGATGCGCGCCGTATCAATCGAGGCGATCAGTGTTTTCAGCGTTCCCTCGGAAGACGCACACAGGCGATTTCGGAAGATGCCTTCCTCGGCAAACACGAACTGCTTGCTATCCTCTTCGGTTTGACGCGTGCCCAAGACCATGTAATCGCGCCCCGAACAATGCGGATATACAATATCCTTCACTTCCCCGTCTTGGGCGTTGCGCCCGGCGAGATGATGCCATTCGCCAAATGTCACGCCACCCCAGCTGAGCGCGGTCATTTTTCGATTTCCTTTGGCAAGTCCCCATTTAGGATGGCAGCCTCTTCTTGCAGTTGCGCGAGCATGCTTTGGAGTTGTGTTTGGCCCTGCGCGTTGATCGTCAATGCGGCCCTGAGCAAGTACGGCTTGAGATCCGGCAGCTCGTCGTAGATCTTCCCGATGGCCCCGGCGCCATAGCCTTCCTGGGAACGCAGCATCACGCGCGAGCGTAGGAGCAAGTGCATTTCCGACGGGGCAATCTTTTCATTGGTCACCGCGTCGCAGAGCTCCTTGTCAATGTAGCCCTCGAAAAATTGCGGGTTGTCGCTCGCGTATCGCATGAGCACCACCTTCACCGGGTCTGCTGGCACGGTCTCTCGCGGCGCTTGCGACCTTTGCGCTTGGGCCGCCCACAAACAACCCATGATAACTACGACAATCAGCGTTACTCGTTTCATTACTCTAACCCCTTTCGTAAGTTACAATCGCGCGCCCTCTTCGATTGGGCCATTGCGAAAGTGCTCATATTTCAGGCGGCGGGAAATCGCTTCCTCGTGTTGCTCGCGGAGCTCCTCGTTTTTTTTGGCAAGCTCAGTCACGCGCATTTGTCGCCGCAGAGATTCCTCTTGCGCTTGGAGTTGGTCGGCGCGTTCCATTGCCCCTTGTCGCGCAATATGCCCCTCTGGGAACTCAGCGGCGTGGCCCTCGAAATACTCAACGCCCATTGATAACCGATTCGCGCGGCGTTGCAACCCCAACATGCGCTCATCGGCCACGGTCGCCCGATACTCCTCGGCGGTCATGGGTGGACGCTCTTGCGCGGTGGCCGGGAGCGCTGGCATTGCTCGCGGTTGACTGCGCCGTACGTAGTCCTTCGTTGCCTGCAAATGCTCCGGACTCATCATGGCCCAAGACCAGAGGCCCTCGCGCTCGGCCTTGGGAAATGCTGATCCCCGCAAGCTCTTGGCCAGTTCCGACCGGCCCAAAAATTTTTGCGCCGCGCCCTCGCCCTCAAAGACGAGCTTCCGCATGTAGCCGATTTCTTGCGGGCTTTTGCCTGCCTTGCGCATATCGGTTGCCATTCGACGGAAGCCCTTTTTCCATGATGCGCCTTGCGCTCCGGCTTCCAAATCGACGCCCGCGGCTTTCGCCATCGCCTGTATGGAATCCGGGATCGCCGCCATTGCGATCTTGTTCATTGCGTCATTTGGGATGATGTTTTCCGATAACGCGAAAATTTCCGCAAGCCACTTTGGCGCTCCCGCCTCGCGGTATCGACCCACAGCCAACTGATGACGCACGTCTTGTTGGCTTATGCCACGCAATCCCATTTCTTGTTCGATGGGGATGTTCGTTTGCCACTGCTGAATCGACTTGCGCAACTCGGCGAACCCGTAAGCAGCATCTTTCAACCGTTGGCTGAGCTTTTGGCCTACTGCGTCCTCTGCCGTCTCGCCAATGCGCCGCACGGCATCCTCAACTTGGTCTACGTTCTGAGTAAGCGATTGTGCAGCCGCAACGGCTTCTGCCCCAAAAATCTCTTGGATTGTCGAGGCGTCTAAACTTGAAAGGTCTCGCAACTGATCAAGCAAGCTCCCGCGCGTCGTGTAACCTTCTTCGATGGCTTTGTCCATGCGCAAAATGACGTTGCGCACCCCTGTGAATGTCCGCTCACTCCGGCCCCCGCGTTGCGTTGCCACGACCAATGCGCCGCCCAGCTCGTCGAGGGAATGCCCCAACGGTTCGGCAACGGCGGCCACGTCCGGCAGCAAACGCGCGAGATCTTCGAATGTCAAAAAGCCTAGCTCGGCGGTCCGATTGATTTTGGCCTGCGCTTCCGAAACACTGTCCAACGTCTTCCCATAAATCAGATACGTCTTGAGCAGTGCCTTCACGCTCAGCGGCAACTCTGTTCCGGTAAGGCGTGTCAACTCGATTGCGCTCGACAAAACGTCTTTTTGAATGGCTTCGCTCAAATGTGACGCACCAGACTGGATGGAGAACAGAGCGTCCGCAATTTCCTTGCGCGTGATTCCAAAGGCATTGGCCAGCTCGAGCACTTCGTCTTTCTTGCTGGCAATCTTTGATAGGTTGTCGCCCAGCGACAGGAGCCCGGTCATCTCGCTTTCGAATTTGGAAGACTCCTCGCGCAGGCGCTTGTACTCCTCGACGGTCGCGCGGACGGCAGCGCTCACTCCAGCCGCGCCAACGAAGCCGCCTGCCAACGTCATGGCTGTGCGCTTCATGCCGCCAAGCGTTCGGTCGAAACGCCGTGCCTGACGGATCTGACCACGGAATGCCGTCTCGCTTTTTTTCTGCGTGGCAATGAGACGACGGAAACCCTGAACGGCTTTCGCTTCCTCGGAATCTAAAACGAATGTTACGTTTCCCATCTGTTACTCACAGGCAAAAAAGTATAAGTCCGCAAACGTCGGCGCATACTCAGGCATCAACCCCGCTCGCCATCGGCGGTATCGTTGCCATCGTCCGTTCGGGCATCGCCGTTTTTTTTTGCGTTCTCCGCAAGCGCCTTTTGTATCGCGATGATCGTTGGCCAATCAAACAGCGCCTTTAATATTTCCAGTCGGTTTGTCGTGGACAACAAGCCCAGATAGCCAACTTCCCATTGACTCACACGGTAATTGACCGCTAAGGCTTCCACAGCAAGCGCAGTCTGCTCTTCTTCAGGCATGAGCTCCGACGGCGTCTCCCCTTCCGCCAGTTCAATTAAGCCCACGTCGCGCTGGAACAATTCCCAGGCTCTCTCTGCTCGCTCACACAAGCCAGCAAAGCGCGTCTCTATTTGCTGTTGCCAGTTGCCCGAAGCGTCAATGGACAAGCGCCGAGGGACGGGAGCGGGCTGCACGGGGCTTGTGGCCATGGGCACAACCCACTCCCCGCCATCGCTCAAGGCAACCTTATGGCCGGGGATAGAGTCCTCGCGCGCCAGATCATCAGGCGTCGGTGGCGTGTCGCGGAACCAGCCCAGGAAATATGCACCATCATTGCATGCCCTCCATTCTTGGGCTTCCGGGTCGAAGCGCACATCGGAAGGCTTGCCGAGTGAAACGATAATCCCGCCATGCCCCCCGGGCCCGGATGCGGTTTCTCGCGTCGCGAGGCCGCGCATATCCAATACGGAGGCTAAGCCTACCTCCGCAAGATCCGAGGCGGTCGCCCCGGCCCTGTTCGGCAGAAAATAAAGGAAAGCCGCCATATCACGCGTCCGCCCCTTCCTCATCATCGGCTCGCGTGGCGTCCGGGTGTTCCGCCAAATAGGCGTTGAACACCTGGTCCAACGCGCCAACCTGGAGCGGAGGGACGCCCTCATCGCCCTTGATAATACGGGCCATGCTCAATATGGGCACGGTGTCCTCGGGCTCGATTGTCCCGCGTGTCACCAACTCACATTGTTTGCGATACATTTCCCGCACGCAGTCAACCGCAAGTTGGCGCATAGCCTTTTCGACTTCCCGCGCTCGTGCATGCAATTGTGTTCCCGTTGAAAACTGACCCATGGTCTCGCCCTTTCTTATGCGATAGCGGTAGCCGCTGACACAACCATAATCGCGTTTGTTCCATCGTACGTCGGAGTTATGATGACTTCCGCCATAAGCGGTTCGCCTTGGGAGCCACCTACTGTCTGGCAGGAAATCCGTCCATCATCTATTGTGAATGAGATGTGCTCCGATGTTGCGTCGGCAACGCGTGTTCCACCCTCGTCAACTTTGCGGAGATACACCACGCTGTCCGACGCGCCTTGCTCCGCGCCTGCCGCCGTCAGCGTGCTGAGAATGCCTACGTTGCTGGACCGCACACGAATTGACGGATTGCGATTCATGATTCCCACAAACGTGGGATACGCCTCGCCGTCACCTTGACGGACAATTTCCTCGATGCCAAAATCAACTGTGATATCCTCAATACCCGTGATCGCCGAGCCGTTGATTTTCACGGGACCGCAAACAAACGCCTCTGTCACATCGGGCGATCCCGTCAATTGCTGGCTGCCGGTAATCGTCAACGGCGACGTGCTGCCGTCGCTGGAGATGGCCGAAATTTCGAGGTCATACGTTGCAAATGCGTTCAGCGGCGCATTGATTGTACGCGGAATGATAAGCCCATTTCCGATGCTGAGCTTCGTATGCTCGGCGGTTGTCGGCGGTGTGCGTGTGCCGCCGCTGAGCATCTTTTGCAACCATGCCTCAACGGCGTTGAGACCGCTTGACCCGCTCGCTTCAATCAACAGGCCCGAAATGCCTACCTTGCCAAGCACTGTTGCAAGCGCCGTTGTGCTTACACGCAGTCGCGGCTCTTGGCTCATGACAGCAACATATTTCGGGTCAACGCAACCATCCGCCGCCGCCAGCTCCTCACTCAGGTTTGTGTCAAGTGCCCAGTCCACAAGTTGGGAAATGAGGTAATCCTCCCCGGAGTTGGGGTCGGCGTTTAGCGCATATAGGGTGTGAAGTGTTGATACTGCCATTAGACCGTTGTCCTTTCCGCATTGCGCAAATTCATGATGCGGACTTGCATCAAGTCTTCGTAGAAGTCCTGCATTTCTTTTTGCTCCGCTTGCGTCGTGCGCGTAAGCTCGGCGGCCTTATCCGCTTGCCCGGTCGCCTTGCGATAAGCATATAGATGTTTTGGCCCAGTCAATATTCCTCGCGCGCGCTTTGATGTGCCGCTCAATCGCACCCCGCTTGTTACCATGCGCTTCATCTCGCCCGACCAGACAAGCGGCAACTGGTGGCCCATTACACGTTGCTTGCGCCGGAGATAAGCATCCGTCCGTTTCTGATACCGATATTTCCATGCCGCAATTGGCTTAAAATGCTGTGGTAAAAACATCTGCCACCAAAACCGCACGGTGTCTCTTAGTGAGTTGCGATTCAGCGGCGCAAACCGCCGAGCAACTTGTCGCGGACTTCCTCTTTCTATGATCTGTCCTCGTATCATGGCCCCCACTCCACGTTGAACGACATCCAGTGAAAATGGTCGCCTTCGCCGGACCGGTTCGGGAAGTTGCGCTCGGGCGGGTCGCGTTGCATAATCCGCTGAATGGAGAGGTAGCCGCCAGATCCGGCCAACTCGCTCATGTCGTCAATCACGCCGCCGACGTTGTTCAGGAATTCCAAGGCGGCATCGTCAACCGCGGCTTCCGCCTGATACGCCACTGAGACGCCGGCCTCGAACATCAGGACTAGGGAGCCACCTTCTTGAAAGTGATTGCGCGCCCCGCCCGCAATCATGTTGTATGACCAACTGTCGCCTTGCGTGATTACCGCGAAGGGCCGGGTCAAACTACTGGCGGAAACATAGGCCATATAGGTGCGCGCCCGCGCCGCCGCGACCGTGCTCACGCCAAGCCACATTTGCCACGCGCTACAATTCGCGAGAAGCGTTTGCAGATTGTAGATCGGCAAACTTAACGGCCCTGTCGGCGTCACTGCCATTGATCAACCTCGATGGTTCACAAACATGTCTTGGCGGCCTTTGAACTCGGCGTCGAACTTCTGCACTTGTAAAAGCGCCAAGCCTTCGTTGTCGTCGGCCTCGACTTCCACGACTGACCAGTCCGCCGCGTCGAATGTTACAACGTCCTTGCGTGCCGGGGTGGCGATGCCTTCCGTGGCATCCGTTGAAACCATTACATCAGCCTGAGTAAGTTCGCCGACGCCTTCCGCGCAGACGTTTTCGCGCTGGGGTTGGCGATCAACAATCGCGGTGATGGATTTCAACGCGCCGCCATCGGGCGTATAACTCACCGTCTCGCCAAGCCCATCCAGCAACATGGCGCGCCCCGATTCCTCAAAAGCGTCGGCAAACCAACTCATTTAGTCCTGCCAGACTTGCACGCGCAGCGTGGTTGTCATAGTTGTGGGCCCGTCTAGGTAGACAGTCACGGCATCGGTGCTGGGCACAATGCTTGTTATGCTCCGGCCTTGCCCCGATGTAACAATCGAAGCGAACGGGTAATCGTCGGAATCCGTGCCGCTCACGGTAATTGCCACGCTCGATGTATTGGTTGTCACGTCATCCGTGGCGAACACGAGCGTTTTTCCCGAGGCGATAAGCGTGGTCGCGGTGCAGGTCGTGAACGTGCCGGCCGCTGGCGTTGTGTCGCCAATTGTGGCCCCGTCAATGTTCCCTCCATCAATATCAGCAAGCACAGCGCCCAAAGACGTAAAATCGCCAGCGGCGGGCGTTGTGCCCCCGATGGTAACACTATCCGCTGTGCCACCGTTGATATCCGCTGTGGTTGCGGTGAGGGAGCTAAACGTGCCAGCAGCAGCGGACGAACCACCAATGGTTGTTCCGTCAATGGCCCCGCCATCCAGATTTACCGTTGTTCCCGTTAGCGTGGTAAACGTGCCGGCCGCTGGGGTCGTTCCACCAATCACGGTTCCGTCAATCGTGCCGCCGTCAATGTCCACGGTTGCAAGCGTCGAGCCCGATGGCAACGTCGCGCTATCGTTTACCGTAAGACTGGAAACGCGCAAATTCACGAACGACCCGTTCTGGGTTTCGTAGTACGCGCCCAAACAGATCGCGACACCAAGAGCCAACCACGCAAGCGGCAACAGGTTTCGGCCTTTGTATTTCATCGTTTCAAAGTCCTTTCCGGGGCATTGCCCCATGGCTTACGTGGTGATGTTGTCAAGCAACTGCAAGCACTCGGTGAACAGGATTTTTTCGTCCGTGTCCATGCGCGCGCGGATGATGTCCGACCGAACCGTTTCGTCGCGGTAGCTTTCCATCGTTGCGCCGATAGACGAACCATCTTGTCCCCAATGGAACATGCGCCCGAGTCCCGGCTCTCGAATGTCATTTGACGTGCAGATCCGGGCAACCGCCGCGTATTCATCCGACCAAATCGGGGAAATGCTCACGCTCTGCTCGCTGTTTGCCGTGTTCTTCGCGCTTCCCGCAACGATGATGTATGGTAGGTCGAAAGCATCCTGGAGCTCCGCAATCCCGATTTCCGCAGGCAGCACTGACTTTACAGCTTTCACTTTGTCAATGATTTCCGAGCACCGTCGCACGTTGAGAAACACTCGGCGGTTGACGATGAGCGCATTGGCCCAAAGACCGGTTGCGTCCCATAGCGCCTTGACCCTGGCGGCAACGTCCGTAATCGGCGTTGCGGCGGTCACGTCATCCCATTCATTCGTAACACTGGTCGGCGTCCATGTTGACGCGTTGAACACCATGTCCGCCACGCGCTTTTCCATATTGCGCAACACAACATCGCGGGCACGTTGCGCGGAGACCAGCTCTGCGTCGAAGAAGTCTACGTAGAGGTCGGCTTCCCGATCATCCACGGGCTCCTCGGCGCCATGCTCCTCGGTCGCGTAGCTGTCGGTTGTGAAGTCCCAGTGCGACCGAGCGTAACCCGTGCCGGGCGCACGTCGCGTTTCGCGGTTCTCCAGCAATTGTTCGATGGGGATTTTCCCAAAGATTCCGCTCGACTTGGCAACCTCGATGACCGGCAACACCTGGGGTGCAATAAAGCCCGCGCGGTCGGCGGCCAAATCGAACTCTTCCAAACTCCCGGCCAACTCGGGCCGCAGAGTCGAGAGGCTTGATGTTGGGTGAGGCATCGGTTTCACTCCTTTAGTGAGTTTCGCCGATCCTCGCTTTCGCCTTTGTTACCTCCGTGAAGTTTGATCCGCTTTCCGCTATCCGCTTACGCAGGCAATACTTCAATTGCATCATTGTTCGCTGTGGCGGCTTCCAGCGCTTCGCCAACGGCAACCGTCCCGCTGTCGGAAATCTTGCCACTTGCCGCTGCATACACCGCCGCGCCCTTGGCAATCGCTTTCGACGCGATCATGATCTGCGTGCCTTGCGCCGTTGTGAGGCGCACGGCGACTTCTTCGTCGGCGGCCAACGCGTCAGTCTCTAGCGTGCCGACACAATCCGTATGCGCGGCGCTGCAATATTCGAGCTGTCCACTTCCATCCAAATGGACACGCCGATATTGGCTCAATGCGCCGCTTGCTGTGAATGTGCGGGTTGGAGTTGCTACAAAATTCGCCATTTTTCTTACCCCTTTCTTTGTCGTTGTCGGTTCGGGCTTTGCTTGGCCTTGTTCGTTTTGTTAGATCTCGCGTTCCGCGAATGCCAGCGCTCCTTTCCGGTTTCCTTGGCGCTCATTATAAGCGACCACGTACGCCTTGTGAAGTTCCGGGTCCGCTTTTCGCGCGGCCTTGATGGCATCGGCGTGTCTCTTGCCCTTGGCCAAGTGCGCCCCAATAGCCGATTCCCAACGATCAATCGCATCGGCGTTGGTCGCCTCTTCCTCATCGCCACCTTCAGACCCCAGCGCGTCAACCCCCGGCTTGGAGGCCTTCGCCTTGAGCTCCTCGATCTCCTTGGCCTGATGCGCCATCCATGCCCCCTTGGCTTCGTCCGCCGTAGCCTTGCGTTCGAGCTGATCACACAAGAAGTCGGCGGTCGCCTGTGGGACGGCGGCCTTCAGTTCTTGGTAGGTCGCCGCCACGGGCTCTTGTGACGGTGTTTCCGCAACAATAGCGGTGTCCGCCGTTGTTTCTGTCGCCATTTTTGTCTTGCTCCTTTCTCTGTTTGTTTCCTCTCGCAAATCTTCGAGGACCAATTCAAACGGCTTTATGCCGTCGATCAACCCTACTTTGATTGCGTCCGCGCCCACGTAAACCCGACCATCCGCCAAGGCTTGCACGACCTGAATGCCCATGCGTCGGCCCCGCGCGACGGCCTCATTGAACTGATTGCCCAACTTGTCCACCGTCGCCTGAAATTCCGTCAAATGCTCCTCGGTGACTTCCGTCCCCGGCGTGCCCGCTCCCTTGAATTCGCCGGTCCGCAAAACGTGGACCTTGATTCCCTCGCTCTCGGCAAACGCGGAAGAATCCTCCACAACCAGAAAAACACCGATGCTGCCGATCAATGCGTTTGCGTTTGCGAAAACCTTGTTGGCCTGCGATGCGACATAGTAGGCCGCGCTTGCGCCCCGGTCCTCAATGTAGGCGTAGACTGGCTTTTCTTTGGACGCTCGCGCCACGTCGTCGGCGAGATCGGGAATGCCCGATACCGTCCCGCCAGGCGAATCAATTACAAGCGCAATACCAGCGATGGAATCATCAACAAGCGCATTGCGCACTTGCCGCCGGGCCCGGACGGTTGAGGCAGCCTCCATCAAGCTAGAGCCATATTTCATGAGCGTACCGCTCAGTTGAATCATGGCGATTCCGCCAGTAAGCACGGGGTAGCTTATGTCAGTCGCCACTTGGGGCTCGGCAAGTTGCTTGGCGATATGGTCGCCTAAATCGCGCGCTCGAACCGTTGTTGCAAGGGCCTGGAACGTCGCGGACTCCATCGCCCACGGACCGAAATACTGATCAAGGTGCGAAACGCGCTCGGTGGCCCACCCCGGCGGCTGGATGTCAAACTCAAGCATCGTCGCTCCCATCGTCATCCTCTTTCATGGGTTTTGCAGGTTGTGCCTTTTGCTGAGGCAGAGCCGCCAGATCGCGCCATGTTACCCCGGCGTTCA